AGTAATCGATCTATCTAAACAATTAGGCTCTAAGTTAAACCCATTCGATAATGCATCAGTCTCAGGCGCATCTTCTCCATCAGCGCCATCAGCACCGGCAACTCCTTCAGGCATTCCAAGTTACCTAAACGTAAGGCCAGTATCCACCACTAACATTACGGTCAATGGCGCGATTGATAGCGAATCAGCAGCCCGTCAGATTGTCAGCATCCTCAATGATTCTAACGCTCGAGGAACCTTGGGCAGCGCGGCCTTCGTTTAATGACTGCATATACACCTGTTTATAAGGTTCTAGTTAACAGCGTTGCAGTTACTGACGTAACGATAGCCAACCTAGTAATCACTTCTGGGCGTACAGATATTAACGTTCAGCCAGTTGCAGGTTATTGCCAGTTGCAATTACTAAATTTTGATAATTCAAGTTATAACTTTACCGTAGGAACTGGCATTACAGTAGAGGTTACTAATTCGGTTGGAACCTACGTTCCTATCTTTGGCGGCTTTATTTCTGATTTTACTATTTCAGTTAATCAGGCTGGAGATTTGGGCTATACAACTACTGCAACTATTACAGCCCTTGGAGCATTATCTAAACTTCCTAGGATTATTGATGCTGGAGTTTTATCTCAGGACTTTGACGGGGATCAGATTTACACGCTTCTTTCAGGCTACCTATTAGGACAATGGAATGAAGTGCCAGCGGCTCAAACTTGGGCTACTTATGACCCTACTGAAACTTGGTTAAATGCGGTTAACATTGGCTTGGGCGAAATTGATCAGCCAGGCGATTATGAGCTAATAGGCCGATCATCTTCTAACACAGACCTTTACTCATTATGTACCGCTATTGCTAACTCGGCCTTTGGCGTTCTTTACGAGGATGCTAACGGCAATATTGGGTATGCAGACCAAACTCACCGCCAAGATTATCTAGCTGCTAATGGGTACACCACCCTAGATGCCAATCACGCTAATGGAATAGGTTTATCAGCCACTACTAGGGCTGGAGATTTACGCAACAGTTTTACAATCGTTTATGACAATAACGCCAATCAGAGTTATACCGCTACAGATACGGTCAGTCAATCGCTTTATGGGGTGTACGCCGAGCAATACACTTCTAGAATTAAGAAGACAGTCGATGCTGAAGCGCTAGCCGATCGTTATATCGAATTAAGAGCAAACCCTTATCCTAAGTTTCAGAGCATTACTTTCGTACTCGGGAACCCTGAAATAGATAATGCTGATCGAGATGCTTTAATCAATATCTTCCTAGGCCAACCAGTCTGGATCCAGAATTTGCCCGGTAATATCACCGATGGCTCCTTTCAGGGTTACATCGAGGGCTGGACATTTAGAGCCTCACTTAACAATTTGACGGTAACATTTAACGCATCTCCTGTGAACTTCTCGCAAGTTGCGGTAAAATGGGAACAGGTCAATGCAGCAGAATCCTGGAACACACTTAATACCAGCCTAACCTGGCTAGATGCGATTGGAGTCGTAGCGTAATGGCAACAACAACCACTAACTTTGGGTGGGATATCCCCCAATCGACCGACCTAGTAAAGGATGGCGCAACCGCTATTGCTGCACTTGGTCAAGACATAGATACAGCCCTAGTCGATCTTAAAGGCGGCACTACGGGGCAGGTACTAGCTAAGGCATCAGGCACGGATCTAGACTTTTCTTGGATCGAACAAGATGACACAACTCTTTCATTTAATGCTCAGACAGGCACAACTTATACTTTAGTAGCTGCCGATCTTGGCAAACTAGTTACAACCTCAAACGCTTCAGCAGTTACAGTAACAATTCCACCTTCAGTATTCGTTGCAGGAAATCAGATTAACGTTCAATCTATTGGCGTTGGCTTAACCTCATTTGCGGCTGGTGCTGGTGTAACTATTACATCGACCGGCGCAACAGCAGCCGCTCCAATTCTTAGAGCGCGTTATTCTGCTGCCACAATCGTTTGCACTGCAAGCGACACTTTTACCGTAATTGGTGATATTGCATAATGAGTCCAATTTTAGGAATAGTTGCATCTCAAAATTATACGCGTAAGCGAACCGTTGATTATTTAGTAATTGCTGGTGGGGGCGGCGGAGCGCGCGGAGATGGAAATTTAGGATCGGCTGGTGGTGGCGCAGGAGGTTATAGAACTAGCGCAGGAACAACAGGCGGCGGCGGTGCTGCAGAATCTGCTTTACTTTTTTCTCCAGGCGCAAGTTTTACAGTTACAGTTGGAGCGGGCGGTGCTGGAGCAACCAGTAATGGTTACGGAACAAATGGCAGCGCTTCCGTATTATCTACAATCACCTCAACAGGTGGTGGTGGCGGTGCATCAGGCACAGGATCAAATCCAATATCATTTATAGGCTCAACAGGTGGTTCAGGTGGTGGTTCAGCGTTCTGGGGAAATACAGCCGTTGGCTCTGCTGCTGGTGGTAGTCGTACGGCGAGCCCAGTCCAAGGCAACAACGCTGGAACAGCAGGAGGCACAAATCGCTCGGGTTCTGGCGGCGGCGGTGCTGGAGCAGTAGGCGGAAACGCAGTTAACGGCTTAGCAGGTTCTGGTGGTAACGGTTTAGCATCGACTATTTCTGGATCATCAGTCACCCGCGCTGGTGGTGGAGGTTCTTGGGGTGATACTGCTCCACAAGGTACAGGTGGTTCAGGTGGTGGAGGTTCTTCTGCTGCTTACGCAAGTTCTTCAGTTACATCTGGAACAGTAAATACAGGTTCAGGCGGTGCTGGCCAAGGCGCTCCTGCCACAGGTACCGTCGGTTCAGGCGGTTCTGGAATTGTTATTCTTCGCTATGCAGATACTTTTCCAAACTTATCTTCTATTAGTGGAACACTCGTAAAGACTGGTGGCGGAACAACGCCAACTACAACTACAGGTGGCTACAAAATTTATGAATTTACAGCAGGAACAGGAACGGTAACCCTTTAATGGCACACTATGCTTTTCTTGATGAAGACAATATCGTTACTGAAGTTATTGTCGGTCGTGACGAATTTGAAGAAGTTGATGGAATCACTGACTGGGAAAAAGCCTATGCAGAAGTGCGTGGCCAAAAATGCGTAAGAACTTCATATAACGGCAATATCCGCTACAACTACGCGGGAATCGGCTATACCTATGATGAAGACGCAGACGCTTTTATTGCTCCTAGGCCACAATGCGGCCACAAAGAGTTACTTCTAAATGACAAATTTCGCTGGAACTGCCAAAGATGTGAACTAGATGCTAAGGCGCTTAGAGATGAAGCCTAATCTATGCAAGGCTGGCCAGCAATTAAGGGAACAGTTCGATGACACCTTCCCAGATCGTGATCGACGTTCCGATGGGTGGATCGGCGATACACGCCATTCAGCACGCCCTAGTGATCACAACCCTGATTCAAAGACTGGGACTGTTAGAGCAATCGATGTTGATCGAGATGTCCATAAGTCAGGCAAGCCCGACCTCATGCCCGATATTGCAGATCAGATTCGTCTCGCTGCAAAGTCTGGAGAGAAGCGCATCTCTTATGTCATATTCAATGGGCGAATCGCATCATCTCGCTTGGGCTGGCGCTGGAGAAAATATACGGGAAGCAATCCGCACAACCATCATTGCCATATCTCTTTCACTAGCAAAGGTGATGAGGATGGCTCGTTCTTTAATATCCCACTATTAGGAGGCAAGTAAATGGAAACAGCAATCATCGCAGGATTAGGCTTGATGGCTATTCCAGCAATTCGTGCAGCTATAAAGTCTTACCGGGCAAAGAAGGCTTTAAAGGATGTACTCGTTGATGCAGTAGAAGCAGCAGTAGATGAGATCGATCCTAAAAAGAAATGACACTTCAGGATTATGCTGCTCTTGCAGTAGCGATCGTGACGGTGCTGGGTGGTGTTACTGCGATGCTGCACTTTATGATCAAACATTATTTAATGGAGTTGAAGCCCAATAGTGGATCAAGCCTAAAAGATCAAGTTAATCGCTTAGAAGCGCGTGTCGATACTATTATCGAACTGTTAGGTAGGTAACACTAATCTTATGGCTCGTAAAAAGGTTATAGATCTCGATACATATTCAGCGTTAGATGCTTGGGCTATTGGCCTACAGGAAATGTATAGAGCACTTCGCCGCGCAGGTTTTGAAGTTGATCTTGCACTTGGAATTATAACTGAGCCATCAGCTTATCCAGATTGGATTCTCCCTAAGCCAGACCTCATTCCACATACTTGGGATGATGACGATGACGATGAGGACTAATAATGAAAAGAACTGTAATCGTTCCAGATTTACAGGTTCCATATCACGATGAAGTTGCTGTACGCAATGTTGCAAGTTTTATTAAGGCATACAGGCCAGATAGCGTTATTACATTGGGAGATGAAATTGACCTCCCACAGATCAGCCGATGGACAGAAAATACCCCGGGCTGGTACGAACAGACATTAGCTGATGATCGAGACCAAGCCGTAGAGGTTCTTTGGTCGCTGGTGGAGCATTCTAAAGAAGCCCACATGATCCGCTCAAACCATACGGATCGACTTTACAACGTCATTATGAAGAAGATCCCAGCGTTCCTGGCTTTGCCCGAGTTACGCTTTGAAAAGTTTCTGAAACTTGATGAATTGGGCATTACCTACCACAAGAAGCCATACGCGTTTGCTAAAGGCTGGGTAGCGGTTCATGGTGATGAGCAAGGAATTAACCCTAATGCAGGCCTTACAGCCCTTGGAGCAGCCCGTAGACACGGTTTAAGCGTGGTTTGCGGACATACTCACCGAGCAGGGGTATCGGCCTTTACAGAGGCTTCTGGTGGCAAAATAGGCCGTATCCTGCGTGGTGTCGAAGGCGGGCATTTGATGGATGTACGCAAGGCTGGTTATACCAAGGGAACTATGAATTGGCAGCAGGCATTCATACTGGTTGAAGATAGCCAAGTAACCTTGGTTAACCTAGAAAAGGATGGAACCTTCGTGGTTCACGGAAAGCGCTATGGCAGGGCTCGATGACTTTCCTGATCTCAATCGGACAATAGACGACCACGTAGACAACGCAGAATTGTTACCGTTTCGTTATACAAATAAACGCGGCTCTGTCTCCTAGTTATGTCATCCTTATCCCAAGAAGCCAGAAATTCTGGTAGAACGGGAGCAATAATGGAACTATATGAAATAGGCATTATGTTGGTTTTAATAATGTTATCTAATGTCCTTTTTTACTCAATGGGTATTAAGACTGGTTACATAGATGGCAGAAAAGCCGTGCGCGAGTATTACGAAAAGCGCGAGAAGGTGCGAGCATGAAGCATGCAGAAATCCTACAAAGTGCTACAGACCTTTACCAAGACCGGGGACTTAGTTACGGTCACCCAACTGACAATATGGCAAGAGCAGCAAGGCTTATCAGCGCCTATTTGGAAATGCCAGTTGAGGATTATCAAGTTGCGGTCATACTCTCG